GTGAATTTTTCACGTATCCGGCAGACCATGACGGACGACGCCTGCGACATAGTTTCAGCATTAAGCCAGGCACCAGCGCTGTCGCTTCAGGCCATCCTCTTTATTACTAAAGGCAGAGAGTACGCCACCCGCTTTACGCTTGAGCAGATGGCGACATTAGACGTTGCCACCGAGATTAACGGCCTGTGGCGGCTTACAGAGACATTTAAGGCATCGTCTTATCAGGCGACGGCTTAAAATTAGCGATAATAAGCTCAGCGGCTCTAAAGCCGTTATTACCGCCAACTGAGTAAGTCGTTTCAACGCTCATCATTTCAAGCCCGTTAAACACCCGGCGCATGTCTGGGTGGTCATTGACTGAAATTATTACGTAACCTTTGGTCGTTCTGGCCAGCGCAGCCATCTGTTCGTACTGCTCTGTGCCGAACGGTACGCCATAACCTTGTGTTTGCCAGTATGGCGGATCGAGATAGAACAGCGTGCCGGTACGATCATACCTGCGCATGCACTCCTGCCAGTCCAGGTGTTCTATGGCCACCCGGTGCAACCTTAACCAGGCTTCAGATAGGGTTTCTTCCATACGCAGGATATTAAGCCGTGATGGACTGGTCGCACTTGTCCCAAATGTGCGGCCCTTAACCTTTGAGCCGAACGATAGTTTTTGCAGATAGTAGAAACGCGCGGCGCGCTGTATATCGGTTAATGTCTCAGGTGGCGTGTCCTTCAGCCATTTAAACATCTCACGGCTGGTTAAAGCCCATTTAAACTGCTTTATAAATTCTTCCAGGTGGTTCTGGATGACACGATAAAGATTAACGATATCGCCGTTGATATCGTTTAGCACCTCCGCTTTTGACTGCTCTTTCATAAAGAATAAAGCTGCGCCACCGCAGAACGGCTCGACATAACATTTGTGAGCCGGAAATAGCGGGAGAAGATGCTTAGCCAGTTTGCGTTTTCCACCCACCCACGGGATGATACTTGTTTTCATCTATAGCCTCTTTTGATCTTTTAAAACGATCAATTCCCTTTGATAGATCGACGGAAGCAATCATAAAGATGGTGTGAGGGTGCTGGCAGTTACAGGGGTGAGGCGGCAATTACATGACTTTTATTCACTTAACCTCGCAGTGAACCGCTGTAATTCACTGCATCGGTATTAAAATCGTCTCAACTCCTGCATAAGTTTCGCCACTCCGTAAACTTTTATGATTTCTCACATTCGGTGACCCTGTACTTATATTGAGCAGGGGTGCAAAATAACGTCTAATTCTTGCAACGTCTTAAGACATGGAGTGGAGCATGATTCCAGCACTTTCCTCTCTGCCACTGTTAACTCTGAGTTCAGCTATGTTACAGCGCGAGCAAATGGTTTCAGCAACCCGCACGCTTCTGGAGCCTACTCAGGCTTTAGCCAGCCATCAGGCGTCTTTATCCAGGCCGGTCACTCCCTCAATGGCTATGGACCTTATTTCAGGTTCTAAATCAGTTCTTGATGACCTTGAGCGTTGCTGTAGCAGGTGGCTAACTGAGCTTGCCTCTATCCAAGATGATGAAGGCGACCCGGCTTTACAGGGAGATGACTCAGTTTCTGCAGACGAAATCAAACAGCGCATTCAGGCGCATGAGCTTGAAGTTGCTGACATCAATAACCAGCTGGTTATGTTCAGGTTGGCATATCTTGAGGTTGACGTTTCTCCTGAGTGGCAGGCTTATGCAGGTGCTTATAAAACTCTGGGCCGTCAGATATTGCGCGGGCTTGCGCTGATGAGGCGCATTCAGCTGGATATGATTCAGCTTCTTAAGCAGCATTTAGCGCCTGACCCTATTATTCACCACAACACTTTAACTGCAGAGCAGGTGAAGCAGGTTGTAAATCACTCTCACGCATTTTGGGGCATTAAGCCGACTGACAAATGGAACTGATTTAGCATGATCAAAGTGTCTATAGCCCAACGCAATGGTGTCCAGGCAATATCACCGGCTGGTCTGATTTACGTTCGCGCACTTGCATCCTGGTTAAATGGTTATGGTTTATCCCCCTGGCTCGGACGTGATGCAGACTTCTCGCGCAATCGACGAGCTTATGATGAAGGTATGCGCCATTGCCATATACGGCTTATTGAATTAGAGAAGCCATGGAATGAGAAACAGCAGCAGTATCAACGGACCAGCGATAACTTCCTCATATATGCAAGACACTGGATGTTCAGCGATTACTGCCAGGCGCTTGCCATCATTTCTCCTGACGCACATGCATCAATTGATCGCCACCTGCCTAAATTCTGCGATTACGTCGAAAAGCATTTTTCAACAATGACTGAGAGTGATCTCCGGGGGCTGTCATATGTCACTGGATTTTGATTGCAAATCGCTGTTAACAACTGGCGGTGGAGGTGACGGTTTGGAACCAGCGATTTTAGAACACATCAAGATCTCACTAAATGAAATCAGAACGGACCTGCGTGATTTTCAGAAACAATCGTAATCTGCTTTTTATCGTATTTTCGGCGCGATAATTGCCGCTGCTCTGGGGCTTACTACGATAATAGCCAAAGGCTTTCAGTGGCTCTGATAAATGAAACGATGGTGATAGCATAGTGTTTGATCTCCATCGTTCTTGCCCTGCATTTTTATATACTATTAACTAAATAAATGCGCCAGTATCGCTGGCGCATTGTTATTACAGAATATTAAACAGCTTCTGCTGGTTGTTTTGCGTTGGCCGCGTCCTGGCCATTATCGATACTGTGCTTGTACTGCAGATTATCCACATAAGTCTGGATCTGACTTTCTACTCCCGATTTATCTGCATCGATGACGGCATCGGCAAGCTTCTCAGCGATACTGTTAGCCTGTTCGGCGAAGGCAGACTGAATCCTGTCGAAGTTATCACCGCAGGCAGTGCGCACCGATGCTTCATTATGCAGGGTCAGGTGATTAACAAAGTCCGTTGCTGCCGCCGTGGCATCTTCTCTGGTCGGGCCGGTATAAACAGATGCCAGAATAATCTGCACGACTTCTTTACTGCGCAGTTGAGTCATTGCTGCTTTCTGAATATTGCCGGTGATATTGATTTCGCTCATGTCATTTACCTTTCGTTGTGTCGGGATAAAAAAATGCCTCAGCCATGCAAAGAATTTCATGGTGGTTTATTGCCTTATTCAGGCCAGGATGAGGGGATGTCAAATTTAATTGATTTAAATCAAATTTAATGCATCCCGATATTTCGCTGTTTAAAGTGTGTTTAGTCGAAAGCTGTAATAGTAGTCGCCGATGGAATGCGACCATCTCCGTGTAATCTGTTGAATCAAACCCTAATCGGTTTTCGATTACGCCCTCTGGTTGGGGGCGTTCTTTTTTACCGATAAGTGTTTGTGAATACACTTCCTCCAGTTGTATTGAGACGACTCATTATCTTTCCGCAGATAACCTGTCTCAGCAGTCACTGCGTTTTCTGGCTCAGCAGTGACTGCTTCTTTATGGCCTGACGGGCCACACAATGGCCTGATATCCAGCCTTATCCTTAATATCCGAAAAATTCAGCGACTCAAGCTTATCCATGTAATCCAGCCAGGTATTCAGCTTTTGTTTCTGCTCATCAGTCAGCGATCTTCCCGCAAGCAGCCTGGTCTGCCACAGTATGATGGTGCTGTTAGCCCCCGATATTAACTCCAGACGACGCCCTTCAGCTTCCTCTGCCCAGGTCTTGTCGGGTTTATCTAAGGGTTTAATACTTCCGCCCCTGTAAACCCACTGACCAAGACACAATTTTTCACCCGCCTCGTCTCCGTCTTTTTCTTCAACCTCTGAAACGGAAAGGCCAGCAGGAAACAGCATTGAGGCATCCAAAGATGCGGACCTGATGATGCCCTCAGCATCATAAGCAATTTTAAGAGTGTCGCTGCTGAACTCTTTTAAAAGGGTATACCAGTCTCTGTCCTTTTCGTCCCTTAAATATATAACTCCCTTAACCTCCGGAAATAATTCTTTTTCCGGCACGTAGCGCGTGAAATTATTAAATGTCTTAAACGCATTATCCATCTGTTATATTCCTCCTACGGCCACCCACGAACCATTTATGAGAATCTGAATCTGTCTCAGGCAGAACTGAAGATTGATGGCATAGTTGGCTGTGGAATGGACCCCTGACAGGACCTGGCCTGAGCCGCCCCAGTCCAACTGACCGTTTCCGATTGTTCCGGTCCATATCGCGCCTCCCAGACGAACGGACTGCACGCGGTTAACCTGGGCATCATTAGCTTTATTCCAGGCATCATCAGCATGATTTGTGATGTTGCGAAGCGCTCCGTTGAGATTGGTTGCACTCCAGTACCCTCTGAAAATACTCTGATCGCCTGCCGCCTCAACGATGTCGCCATTTTCCTGAAAGTGATGTCCACGCCCGCCCCAGGTCAGAGTGACATTTGAATTGACGGTCATTCCGCTGGAGACAAACAGCTCGCCCGTCTGAGCATTTATGCGGATCGGCCGCGAGTCATCCCACGCGCCATCGGGATCTTCCGCTTTTGTCTTGAGGATATAAAAATCGTTGCCGTCAAACCGAAGAAAAAAGGCGCGTTTATTCGCTATGATCCGGTAGCTGTCGGCGCTGGTCGTGCTGAGCTCTCCTGACATCTCACCGCCTGTAAGTGGCACCGCGCCTGTGTCAGAAGCACTGATTTCATCCTTTAAAGCCAGCGCGCCAAGCCCGAGATTCTTTCTGGCCTTATCGGAACTATCAAGGTCTCCAAGATTCCGGGCTTTCTGAAGTGCTCCGCTAACCCGGGTATCATCTGAAGCGAGAAACAATGCTTCCAGCGCGGAAAGCAGCTGATCCTTTTTAGCATCGGCAGGTTTAATGCCCGCAGCGGTCAGTAAAGCGATGATTTCCTGCTGCAGGCTGCGCGTCGCATCCTGCGTTTCATTCATATAGTCCGGCGTAACGACGGTGGCCAGCTCCCCCGTCTGGGGGTCGCGGCTGTGGAACCGGCCGTCAGTGGTGTTGATGGGGTCAATCAGGGGTTTCATGTAAGACTGTCCTCTGAGTATTTAAACAGACACTCGGTGTGCGCGGGCTTCAGGCGCTGAAAAATCTTGTCAAGCCCCGGGTCCCCGGACTCTTCGAGCCGGTCACCCACCGCAGACTCACCCACCCGGAAGTACCAGACGCGTTCGGGCGTCCCGGTGACATTGACTGTCCAGCGCCACATCGGATCCTCAGGTTCACCGATGGTAATGTCATATCCCAGCGCCTTTGCCAGAGCGGTAAAGTACTGACGGCTCAGGCCGCCGGTCTCTGCCAGGGCCGCCATGACGCTCGCGCGGCGCTGCTGAAGCGTGTCGCTTTCATCCGGCATCAGGTCATACACCCGCTCCCAGTCCGTCAGCAGGTGGGTGGCGCTCTCCGGGTCGATTGCGGTGAGCAGCCCTGCAATGACCGCGTCGAGCACGGCCAGCAGCTTAGCCTCTGCGCTGAGTTCGCCGCTAATCTGCTCGCCCGACGGCTCATACGTCACTGCCGGGAGCAGCAGGCTGAGCAGCTGCTGGTAGTCTGCGCGGTTCATGAGGAAGCCATCAGTTGCGTGATGGTCACCTTACCCAGCCGCACCCATTCCACGGTGGTCTCATCCACCACGGGGAGGGTGTTGTTCACGGGCGCGGTAAGGTCATAGTCCAGCACGCCTTCGGTGTCAGCGATAAGCGCGCCAATCTGCGTTTTAATCGCCTCCTGACCCGGGATAAGTGCGCTGAACCACGCAGACTGACTGGAGGTGATGGCCCGGGTCACCGCATCGAGCGAAGTTGCGTCGCTGATGCCCACCGCAGCGGCGATGTCCACGACCTTTTCGGTCGGAGCCATCACCCGGCAGTCTCTGGCGGTGACGGGGCGGACGCTGTCAATATAGGCCTGTACCGCACTGATAGTGGCGGCAGACGGCAGCCCGTTAGCGGCGGTGATAACCACGTCCACCGTGCCCAGGCCGCGCCGGAGCGGGAAAACATAAGCCCGACTGACGCCCTCCACCGACTCTGCCCAGACCTTATAGTCGTGGGCATTACCACCCGCAGGTGGCTGCCGCATCACGTCCAGCAGGCGGGTCAGCAGTTCGTCATCCGTTTCGGTATCGGTCGCGCCGGTCATGCTGACGACCGTGACGGTGCTGTCAATACCGGCAGGCGCGGAGACCAGCGTTCCGGTGGCCCCGGCGCTGAGGTTTCCCGCCGTCCCGGCGGTCATCGCGCGCGCCGCCACGGTCAGGCTGCCCGCATCATCCACCTGACCGGATTCGGTAGTCTGATAAAGGGTGCCGTTCCCTTTCACGCGAAACTGCAGCCCGCTGGCGACGTCCGTTTTTGCCGCCCCGCTCAGGATGATACCGCCCGCTGCAGCGGTAGCCTGCTTGCGCGTGAGGTTTCGGGTCCGTGCGTGCATCACCAGAAAGTCCGTGTCCGCCGTATCCGGGAAGGCCTGACGCAGCTCCCAGCCCGCATACTGATAGACACCCCAGATAACGGAGCTGATGGCGTTCGCGCGCACCGCGTGGTCGCTGTCCTGGGTAATGTCCGCATCAGGCAGCTGGTTAACCAGCTCATCAAGATACTGCTGCGCGATGTCGGCCTGTGCCGGGATGGTCAGGGGCATGTCATCAGCTCACTCTTACCGGATGTTCAAAGGTGGCCACCACGCCGGAGGCCGAAATGAGACGGACAGAAAGCCTGAGCCAGCCGGGACGGTAGCGCGTGGCCGAGACGGTAACCCGCTGCGCGCGAGCGTCGGCAATCAGCGGCTGCAGCGCCTGATAGGCATACTGCTCAGCCAGGGCGCGCGTCTCCTCCGTGTCCTTACGGGGCAGCAGATGCAGCTTCGAACCCAGCGCGGGGGAAAAAGCGTAACTTCCCTGCGGGGTTTTGAGGCGCATCTGGGCGGCATTTTCCAGGCCGGTGGTGCGCTCACCGTTATAATCGCCCGTTGCCGGATCAAGCATTCTGTCCATGGCGGGCAGGTTATCGCGCGCGGGAAGCAGGAAGGAGTGACAGGGGTGAGACGGGAAAGCCCCGCGAGTACGCAGGGCCGCTTGAACGTGAGGGGGTCAGCCCGCTTTCATCGGCCCGGAGTCGCCGTCAGGCGTAGGGTGAATGTGCGGGCCAACCCCGACGCCGTTGATTGTAACGCTGACCGAACTGAGCGTCCCGGAGGTGTGATCGATGCTGCCCGCGAACGACGCCACCGCGCCGTTGCCGTCGCCGTTGCCATTAGAAATACTCATGCCGCCGCTGCCGGTGAGCAGACCTTTGACGGTGGCGCGCTTCGTGGCCGTCAGTTCGGGAGTGTCAAATATCGCCGATTCGCTGGCGTTCACCCGCCACGTTTTACAGTCTGCAGTGAACGCGTCGCATTCCGCATGAATCGCTTTGCCGTTCTTCAGGGTAATGCTGGCCCCGTCGCTGTTGTAGATGGCCACCTCGCCGGGGTTCAGGGCCTGAATGCGGTATTCACTGTGCTCTGTGGCCACCACAATGCCGTGACTGGTGAGTCCGCCCAGCGGAATGACGATGGCCATCGCGCCCTCGGGTGGCACGGAGGTAAGACCATAATGCTGAAACACCTCCACCTCCTGCAGCGTCTCGCCCGCCAGCCCCTCAAGCTGCGCGGTCATCACGCCGCCGGTGCTGGTGAGGCGCGACAGCGCCGCCCGGAACGGCAGACGAATGGCGGCGAGCGCTGACGCGATGCGCCGGTTAAGGGTGCCGATAATGTCCATTACGGAATTTCCTCCCAGGTATGATAGGTGGCGGCCTGCGACTTTCCTTTCTTTTTGTGACGGGAACGGGGGTACGCATCCGGTATCCAGACGCCGTCTTCTTTCAGCGTGAGCGTGGTGGTGAGCGGCACGCCGCGCCCCCCGCGCACCTCCCGGCCCATGATGAAGTAAATGGCGTCAATATTATGAATGGCACTTTTCACCGCCACGCGCTGGCCGGGCATCCATGTAATGCCCCCCGGGGTGCGCACGCCCCGCACCACGGCGGTGATGGTCAGCGCTTTGAGGCGGGAGTCGGTCAGGAGCTTGCGCGCGCGGGCAGCGGCTTCTTCGTCGGTGTCGGTATCCCCCAAAACTTCAATGTGCGGGCGGTAAAGCGTAAAGCTGCTGTCTCTCACGGTGCCCTTATGGTTGCGGACGCCGTTGTGTCCGGTCGTGGCGTGCCCCTGCGCCAGCACGGTGACCTCAGAATAGCGCCCCGCGATGCTGGTGTGTTTCGTCAGGTCCAGCAGATTGCCGGTGCCGTTGCGGCTCATAACCAGCGAAGCCACCGGCGCGGCGCTGTAGTCCGGCCCCCCGAGGACCAGCGTGCCGTCCGGTGCAAACCATGGCCACAAACCGCTGACCTCGCAGACCTTCATCAGCGCACTCCAGGCGGTCTCACCCGGGTCGACGGCGAATTTTTTGGGGGCAGCAGGCGTGACGGCCCGGATGTCGATGCGCGAGATGCCGAGCGGCCGCACCACCTTTTCAACAACCTCCGCAAGCGTCATCTCCTGCCGGGTGAACACCGGCGCGCTGCAGTCAACCAGCACGGCGGCTTCATCGCGGCCCGTGAGCGTGAGAATGTGCTGGCCGCGCAGCACGGCGTGATTGATGTCGTCAATCAGCCCCGTCATCAGCACGTCCCGACCCGCGCTCAGCACGGCGCGCGCGCCTTCGCACACCTCTGCAGGCAGCGACGCGCTGCGGATGCCGAGGTTGAGCTGCCACTGGCCAGCGGGCGTCAGAAAGTCTGCAGCCACCGAGAAACGCATCCAGTCACTGTGGGATTTACCTCCGACCGTCAGGGTCAGGCGCTCGTCTGTAACGGTAAGAGCGGGCCGGGCGGCCTTGTCATTGCGCGCTGGCATAAAGGATTATCCCGGGCCGGAGGTCGTTGGGATTGGCCAGCGACGGATTAAGTCGCAGCAGTTCGTCCGCGCGGCTGATGTCACCGTACCAGTCAAAGGCCAGCAGATGGAGGTTGGTGCTGCGGGTGACCTCGCGGGTAATCAGCGGCGGACGCTGCTGGATAAGCGCGGCAGCCTGCTGCAGCAGGGTGTATGCCAGCTGCTGCAGTCCGGAAATAATCTCGCTGAAGACGCGGGTGTCGGCGGTGCGGCCCTCCGCCTGCGCGGCGCTGACCACGCCTGCCATCGCGGCGCGCTGCCCGGCAAGTGCGGTGACGATTTCCGCGCGCACGTTGTTCGTGATTGCCTCAATCTGCGTGCTGGTCAGCGACGGCAGGGTGTTCTCGTTAGCCAGTACGGTGGCGGCCACTTCGGCCAGCTCGCTGACGGCGACCAGCCGGACGGTGCGGATGACGAGGTTCGTGTCGCTGTCGCGTACGGCAGTGACCTGACTCAGCGGCAGGCGAAAGGCCTTTCTGATGGTGGTGATACTGCGCGAGCTGACGTACTTAGCGGGCAGCGTTACGGCGGTGCTGGCCAGATGTGCTACCTGCTGCCAGTCGGACATGACGCCGGAGCCCATGAGGTTAAGCGAATCGCTGAAGGTACCCAGCAGCCCCCTGAGGTCGCTGATGAGCGCGGACGGGGTGTCCAGCAGGTTGGTGACGCTGCCGGTGGCTGACTGGATTTGCTGCTCCACGCCGCTCAGGACGTATTCACCCTCCGCCACAATCGTATTGATGCGCTCGATACCGTTCTCCGCCTCGCGCACGTTATCCATGGCGGTGCTGAAGGCTGACGCGGCCTTATCAAGCAGGCTGCTGGCGGTGCCGCTGATGCTTTCGGAGGCCTGGTCAGTGGTGGCAGCAGCAAACAGCGCCTGCTCTTCTCCGGCCTCAATGAACACCAGTTCGACGGTGACGGCGTCAACCGGCTCAACCTCTTTTTCAATCCCGGCTTCAAGGAACTGGGCGCGGGGAATGGAGCCGTAAATCGGGTGGATAAGCTCGCCCGGACCGCCGGTTTTAAACGTGGTTAACAGCGCCTTTAACTGCTGTTTCCAGTCCTGCCCGAAGAGGAAGGCGGTCATGCGAAAGTTCACGGGCTTCATGCCCTGGTCTTCGACCACCGCGCCGTCGTGGTAAGGGTAGGCATAGTTTACTGTGTCGCGGGCGAGGGTGTCACGCGTGGTCAGACAGTCAAAGCTCACGCCCCGGAACGAGGCGGACTGCAGCCGGTCGATGCCTGCGAGCGAGGCCAGCTGTGAAATGAAGTCGCTCATGCGCCGTGCCTCCGGGCACTGTACTCAATCTGCGCGTGGAGCCAGGACGCCATCTGCTGACCATCAACGTACATGTGCACATTGACGACTGGCGCAGGCTGAGGGGGCAGATTGATAACCGGTCCGCCTGCCGGGGCATGACGGCCGGGATGTCGCTGCAGGAGGTTAAGCGCCTGCGCGGAAGTCTGGCGGCTGTTTTTACCGTAGTTCTGGTTTTTCAGGCGCGTCAGCTCGGCAGATTCATCACCGCCACTCACTGTACCGGGGGAATACACCATTGAGGTGACAGCCAGCGCCAGTGGATTACTGAGCAGACCCTCACCCAGGATACCGTCCGTCACAAGGCCTTTGCCGCCAGTGACGACGGAACCACCGGCGCTTCGCAGTCCGCCCACCAACCAGCGTCCTGACCCTCCCAGCAAGCTTCCACCTCCGGCCCCGCCCGCTGCACCTGCTGCCTCTGCGCCTGCTTCATCTGCAACGGCAGCACCACCACGACCAAAGATTTTTTTGAAGATACCCGCACCTAATGCACCACCCAGTATGCTTCCCAGGCCACTGTTCTGAATTGACTGGAAGGCGGAGGTGGTGCTCGACACCGCCGTGGCCAGCGCCGGAAACTTTGCCTCCAGATCGGCAACGTGGTTCATAAAATCACCCCAGACACCCGCAGCCCCTTTCATGGTGTCATTGCTGGTCACCACGGCCATATGCTTTTCGCGATCCTGTTTCCACTGTGGGCCATCTGACACCAGCTTCCAGTCCTGATCGGCTGAACGCTGGCCATCAGGCCTGTTGAACTGATCAACGCCTTCACTCACCTGCGCGTTGAAGAAATCCCGGTTGCGGTCAAAGTTAATGTAAGCGTTACGGGCCTGCTGATTAGGGAACAACTGGGAAATGTGTTGCCCGTGGATTTGGGTGATCTGCGCGCTGAGCTGCTCCCGCTGCTGGTCGGTGGTCGCACCCGTCAGCTGCTTTTTCAGGCGTCGATAGGCGGGATCGCTCTCATCCATCTTTCCGATAACACCGGTCACGGTATCCAGCGCCGTTCTGCCGTGCGCCAGGTCATAGCGCATCATGCCGCGAATATCGAGCTTATGGCCGTTGATTCGGATGCGTTCAGCGCTGGTCTGGAGATTGTTTGCGGTCAGTTCAGCAAGAAAATCGTTCGCATTGGTCGTCGCATCCAGCGGGTCTTTCGCCCCAATCGATGACGCCTCAAAGAAGGCTGCCAGTTGCGCGAAGCCGCGCTGACCGTGGAAACCGGCCGATTTTCCCGATTCCAGGCCACGCGGCATCTCATGTGCCAGAGCCGGCACGTCGATACGCCCGTGCTGCGCCATGGTTGTCAGCACGCTCAGCGCCGCTGGTGCGTCTTTGTCACTGAGGCCAAAATTAACCGCGCTGGCCTGGGTGTTGGCGACAGACTCTGCATCCGAACCAGTGGCGGCAGCATTGCGCAGCACATTATTGAGATACTGATAAGGCTTTTCCTTACCCATAACCCCGGAACGCCACATAGTCTCCAGTGCGGAAAACGCCTCCTCAGGCGATGCACCGGTTTTATCGACCGCATCACGCACCGCGTCTGATATACGCTTCATACCGGCCTGACGACCTTTTACATCCCGATCGCTGTAGGCAAAGTTCGCTTCCCTGCGCAGGGTGGCGTCATAGGCTGAGGCATCATTGATCGGACCACGCAGCAGCAGGCCCGCCCCAAAGACGGCTCCGCCGATTTTACCGGCAACGGCAGCCCCCCCGCGAAAGCGCTCGCCCAGCGTACGCTCCTGCTTTGCCGTTTCACCCAGCTCACGGCGCAGACGGGCAACGGTAGCAATGTTCTTCTCCTGCGCACGCTGCAGCTCCTGTGCGGAAAGCACGCCAGAGCGTTCAAGGCGGCCATAGGCCGCTTCGGTCTGCTGAATTTCACGCCGGATACTGTGTTCGCTTCTGATGCCAAGAGCAGCCCAGGCTTCGCGCGCGGCATTGCGCCGGGTATAACTGCGCACCTCTGCCTCTGCCATCTCTTTCTGCAGACTGGAAATTTTCGCGGCGGCCTTTTCCTGTGCGCGTGAAAGCTCAGATGCACTGAGCGTGCCGCTTCGGGCCATGCGGTTCATAGCGGCTTCGGTCTGCTGAATGGCACGGCGGATAGTGTTCTCACTGCGCACGCCGAGACGTTCGCGCGCCTCCTGCATGCGCTGTGTCTCGTTGCGAATGCGCTGAATACCCGCGCTGGCGTTATCCTTAACGCCAATCGTCATCTGCGTTTCAAAGGGTCCGGACATGGATTATTTCCTGCGGGAATGGCGGCGGCGCTTTTTACTGCGCCGGTTGCTGACAATTCGCTGCCCCCGACCGGACTGTCTTTTGTGCCAGCCTCTGGGGTCTTCAACATGATCGAGGGCGCTCAACACGCCCTCTAACTTCACAGCACTAAGGGCGCGGACGTCGGCTTCTGAGTATCCACTTGAGCCAAGGCGGAGGCAGGCGCAACGGAACCCGTGGAGCTCTCGCTCGCGGCCTTGCGCTTTTTTTTCAGCTCGTCCGCTGCCCGGACAAGCTGCAAGAAGTCGTCGCTGTTCAGCTCCTGACGCAGTAATTCAAACGTGATTTTTTCTGGCGTCAGCGTACCCAGCGTCACCATGCAACGACCCATGAGCGCGACGCGATAGCCACTGTCCGGCACCGACTCATCGTCGGCCACGTCTATTTCATCCCCCACTGTTGGCAGGCGCAGAGTAAAGTCGCGGTGCAGCTGGCCATCGACTTCCAGGCCGATGTCCAGGGTGCCGCTGATGGTTTTTGTTCCGTTCATCATTATTCCTCAATGCAGCTCAGTGCGAAGCCGGAGATGCTGATGCGGGCTTCGTTGTCCACGTTGTACTGGCGACCCACCGTCTGCACCGTGAAATTCTGATAGGTGGTGGTGAGGCCGCCGCTGGCGGTGTCTTCCGGATAAATTGTCAGCTTGGCGTCGGTAATGTTTTCCCAGACCAGGGTGCCGGTTTTCGGGATAACTGCCTCCAGCGTCAGGCTGTAGGTGGCGATGCCGTTGACGTGCCCCTTTGCGCGCCCGGTGGAGTTCATGGTCTTCACCAGCTTACGCCCCGTATCCACGGAGGGGCTGACGCTCACAATCTCAATTTCGGTCCCGTTCACCTCAAGCACAATCGGGCCGACATAGACGTCGCTCATAGACGCTCTCCTTAATACAGGTAAAGGGTGCCGGTCAGAATATGCAGGCCGCGTACTACCGGTGCCGGTATGGCCACGTCGGCGCGGGTGTCATCCAGGGCGTTACGGGTGATGACCACCTGGTCCTTGTAGGTGTCGATGTGCTCCACGATTTCCAGTTTCTCAAGCGCGTACAGCACGTCGAGCGTCTCCGACGTTACCTGGCGCAGGCGGTGATCGGTCAGCTTGCCGCCGTTCGGGAAGCGCTGCGACATGCGGGTGCGCCACACGATGCGGATGTAGTCCAGGGTGCGGATGGTGGTGATATCAAGCAGCGTCGGATCCGCGATCCCCTCGCTGTTTTTCACGTACGTACTGATGGCACGCACGAGCTGAACGGTGTTGTTCACCACATCAAACGGTGACAGGCCGTTATGCAGCGCCTTCTCCATTTCAGTACGCATCGGCCATCTGGTCTGGCTGGTCACATCCAGTCCGGTCAGCGCCGTGTTGTCCAGCGGCTCTGAAGGGTCGCTCTGCGCCGCGATAATGGCGGCATAGACGGAGGCGAGCACGCCTTTCGACAGCGCTGATCCCGGATGCCAGCCGCAGGTAATGCGGGCCGCGTTGGCGTTACCCGTGAGCGTGGTGCCGGTGGCGAGCGTGCCGTTCCAGCCGCAGACGCCCACCGCTGCGCGCTGTTCGATCGGACCGGACACGTTGCTCAGGTACTCTGACAGTACGCTCAGCGCATCTCCCGTGGTCCACGGCATCACAATCACCGTGTGCCCGGCGCTGTAGATCGTACTGAGCGCGTCCGACAGGTCGGGGTCACCCTGACCGCCGGACAGCGCACTTAGCTCACCGCTGACGCCGGTGGCGGTTATGGTGAGTGACAGGCCGGTTTCGTTACCGCAACTGCCGGTGTTCTTGGCGATAAAGATAAGGCCGGTTTCCTTACTGGCCACGCTGTCTATTTTGACCTCAACCGGCAAATCCGCCTCGGCTCCCAGCGCCTCATGCAGACTCTGCAGCAGGTCGTCCGCGGTGTTGCCCGACTTCACGGCAATGGACACGGTTTTAGAGCCCACCTTCAGGCGCACCTGCCCGGAGCTGGTCGCCGGACCGGTCAGGGTCAGCGTACCCTGAGCGGCGACGCTGCCCTCCGCGTCGTCCACTGCGCATACGGCCAGCTGAATATTGTTGTTTGCACGGATGGCCGCCGCCGTCATCAGGTGGGCCTGTGAACCGTGACCGAAGTACGTTGCCGCCTCGTCGCTGCTGTAGACATCGGTCGGGGTCAGCGCCGGAACGGTGCCGGAAGCCAGCCGCTGCGCCAAAATGACCACGTACTGGTCATCGGCGGCCAGCGTGCGCGACCCGTTCGTGAAGTTGTAATTCACATAGGTGCCGGGCACGCGGGTGGAGGTGGAAATATCGTCAGTATCGGACATGGATCAGCTCTCCTTTTTGGTTGTAGTGCTGGCTGCGGCCTCAGCCACGCGCTGCACCACAGGCTCGTCGCTGTCGGTCTTAACGGCTTTCGCTGTGGTGGTCGGGGCCAGCTGCAGGTCACCGTCTTTAATGCGGCGGCGATAGTAGGCGCTCAGCACCACGTTTACCGCCGCAGCGTCCGTAATGTACTCGCGGCTACTGTTCTCCAGCGGCACGCGTACGCCCTTGCGGGCAATAACCTTAACTGTCTGCATCGTTGCTCTCCGTGGGCAGATTGCTGAGGGTGTCCTGAGCCACCACTTCGCCGTCGCGGGAGTAATCGGCATGGGTGGTGACATGGTCCGGGTATGGGGTATCGAGTCGTCCCAGATAGCGTGCGAAGACCTGATCCGGATCGTCATCACTTTCAGGTGCGGGCCAGCGCCCGTTATCCAGCGCGTCTTCGTACCATTCCGTCGCAAACTCACAGACGTACACTGAAACGGCGCTTTTGTTGTACGCCTTGCGGAACAGGTTGGTGACGCGCCCTGGACGCAGGTCGGTGATGGGCAGACCCAGATCCTGCCCGGTCAGCAGGCGGCGCACGCTCTCCGCGATCAGGTTGCAGCCCGTTTCATCAGGCACAGGCCCGCCTACACGCTGTGCGGTCTCGCTGCGCACACTGCGCGACGCCACAAACACGGCAAAGTCAGCCGTGACGCGCCAGCGGCGGCGCATGGTGTTCACGCGCCTGCAGCCGGTTACGCCCTTGAAGGTCACCCAGATTCCCGGCAGCGCACCCAGAATCTCCCCGATGTCCTCCAGCTGGCCCCCATAGGTGGTGACGGCGCGTACCATGCCGCCCTTGCCGGTATTAAGCCCCTCGCTCAGGCGGGTCACGATGGCCTGCTCAACTTCGGTAAACATCAGTATCCCCCTCCGCGAGTGCGCTGGCGGGACCAGTTATTGCCACCCGCCATAAACATCACCCCGACAGAAGAAGATGGCACCACCGCACCGCCAGAGACCGCCACGCCGAGAGACACACTGCCGCTGGCGACCTTTTCCAGATAGCGGATGCCGTCACGGTAGCGGTCGCGGATCTCCTCGGTACAGGGGCGATCCGTTCCGGTCAGGCGATATCGCGCAATATCACAGGCAATGCCGGTAAGAACGGGCGGACACACCGCCAGCGGCAGGGTGTAGCGCCCGGCGATATAACCGTCGATTTCGTCAGAGGCAGCCCGGAGACCATAACCCAGCACCGCATCATCGATTGCGCCTTCACCATCAAGGTCCGTCAGCTCGCGCACTTCTTTTTCACCGAAGCGGCCAGTCATATCCTCGCGGGACGCGTACATGATCAGCCCCCGGTGCCGGTGGAGCCGACCGCCATCTGCCAGAAGGCGTAGGCTGCTGCGCCGCGCGCTTCCACGCCGAACAGGTACTCGGCGCGCATAAACACGCCGTCGCTGTCAGGGGTTACCTGCGACACAAATACCGGCTTTTTACGCATCTGGAAGATGAACGGCTTCAGCGCCTGTGTCGTGTCCAGCAGGAACCAGGCAGTTGAGGACGTGATGCGCTGCGACATCACCACTTTTGCGGCCCCCTTATAAGGATTGGGCTTGCCGTCTTCCAGGCGATCGGTATTCATGAGCGAGGTGGCCAGATCAAACAGCGCCGGGCCGACCAGCAGAATGTTCGGATTCAGGCTCAGCGGCTCACCCTGCGAGTCCTGCAGGCTCCACATCATGGTGCGGGCCTGGCCGAAGGAAGCCTTCGCCGCCTCCTGCGACGCAATGGACAGCGGCGCGGTCAGCAGGTTGCTGTAGGCGGTTTTAGCGACCGGATGCTTCGCGCTGAAGAACGGCTGGCCGTCGAAGCACTTATTTTTAAAACCGGCATTAACCAGGTCGTAAATCAGCTTATCCGGCCAGTTCGCGGCGGTAGTGCCGTAAGCGTCAGCATTCACCGGGTAAATACCCAGCTGATCGTCCTCAATATGATTACGTTTGACGCTGAGGGTCGCTTCATAATCATCGTTGGGAACGATGTAGTCCTGACGCTGCAGGCGCTGGATCATCTTGTCGCCGACCCACTTACGCAGCTGCGGGAACTGCTCCATCCAGGCGTAATAGTTAGCCGCCGTGGTGGACGGAATGAGCGTCGCAATCTGGCTCCACGTCGGGTTGGCGCGCATCATCGCGTTGTTGAAACTCTTTTTCAGCGCCAGAAACAGCACGTCAAGCGTGGCTTTATTGACTTCGGCCATGTTGGTTAGTCCTTATGTTCAGTAGATCCAGACGCCGTCGGCATCAATCATGATGATGGTTCCGGCCTTGCTGTAAGCCGCTTCTTTCGCGGGCGTTTTCCCGTCATCTGATGCAGCAGCACTGCCGTCTGTCGCTGTGACCGTCTGATTATCCAGGATATAAGCGCGCTCCAGCAGGCTTGCCTGAGTGATGCTGCCATCGTTATCCCAGCGGAATGCCTTATGGGAGCGCACGTTGATAACGCAATCCCCGTCCGCGCCGTCTTTGTTATTCACGGACTCAGCGGAACAACCGGCGTATTTCAGGGCGGTTCCCGCTTTACCGTTTACGGCATAACCGTCAGCGCTGACGCAGACAATTGCGCCTTCAGGGATAACCTCACCTTTGGCGACCGGGACCGGCGTCAGGATGCAGTCGCGCCAGGGGGTGTTACGTGAGGTGGTAATAGCAGCCATCATTCACCGTCCTTTTCAGTCAGAAAGTTTTCGCTGAGACCCATCGCGCCCAGCAGCTTGTGCTGGTCCGCTGACAGTGCGGCAGTATTCAGCGTTTCAGGCGCTTTGCCATGAGTCTGCATCCCCGTCAGCGCCGGATTGGCCTTACGGATGGACAGACCGGCCCTGAAGGTTTCCATGTCCTTTTCTGCCAGACCGCGCATCCACTTCTCGTCGGCACCGGTCATGATGCGACCGTCGCTCAGCGCCGCCTCTATCAGGGCGTCCGCCTCGGTCTGCGACACTTTTGCACTCAGCGCGGCCAGCTGTTCGCGGGTCTGCTCGAAGACCGCCACCGGCACAAACTGTGACGGGTCAGGCGCACCGGCAGGGTTTACTGAGAGCTGCGCAATCTGCTGGTCTTTTTTGGTGATAAGGTCCGTGAGCGTGCTGCAGGCGGCAGGCTTAAGCAGCTTCTCCTGCGCGGTATTCAGCGCCGCCGCAATGGCCGCTTCGTCAGCATCGGTCGCCAGCCCCAGCAGGGAGCAGAGCGCGAGACGCAGGTTTTCATCCATTGTTTTTTCCTCCAGGAGGTAAAGAAGCGACGCGGCGGCAAGGAGTTCATCCATACCGTCCAGCGCCGGGGTATTGGTCAGGGCGGCGTTGATGAGCTGAACGATGTTGCCCTGCAGGTCATACAGAAAGAGCGCCGACACGTAGCGGTACTCCTTCGCCTCAATCATCAGCTGCGCCCGTTCGGTCCACCGCGCATCGGTTGCGAACAGGCCCGCCTGCGGATCAAACTCCAGCTGCCTGAACCAGCCCGCCGCCGGGTTAGGCTGGCCGTTCTCTTCCTTGTGCATGGTCTGATGCTCGTAGTCGAACATAAAGTCGTTGGTGCGCGCGCTGGCGGCGGCGATGACCTGCGCCGCCTGCGTCGCGTTGAGCTGCCAGCAGGCGGCTTCAGCCGGGCGACCGTCTGCCGAGCGGAAGGATCCGGCGGGCAGCAACTGAACGCGTTGTGTACTGCCATCCAGCGGCGGCGTTATGAGTCCGTTTAATGCGCCAACCCGTAATTTCATGAAGCGAAGCCATCCTGTTCAGTCGAAACTGCAGGCAGCATAGCGGGGGTTAAAAGCGGGGATAAGGTTCAGGGGTGAGACGGGATAAAAAAGGGGGAAATCAGTGTGGAGCACATTAACAGCTAAAACGCCTGACGTAACCCCATTTAAAACCCGTTTAAATCGCGTCAGATTTGTTTAAATGGTTTTCAGGGATACGGTTGTACCCCCGCAGGGGTTAAGTCGCACACGGGGCGTCTCAGGCGGTCAGCCTTCTGCATCGCCTGCAAGCCAGTCATTGATGGTCTGCGCCACGTCCTGCATATCCTCATCAGTCAGCGTCAGGAACGGGCGCGCGGGGATGTCCGAGCCGGGGTGGTTCACCCTCGCCGCGTAACGCCCGTTAAAGCGCAGGGCCTTCTTATACTTTGGCCGGATTTCATGCGATTTTGTTTTACCGCCCTGATTCTGGATGCGCGCATAGATAACGTTGGTGCCGACCACGGCGCGGTCGTTATCGCTGTAGGTATCAACCGAACTGGCCAGCCGCCCGGAGTCCTCCAGTATTTTACCCTCGCGCGCCACCGGCAGCCACTTAACGAGCCGACCCTCCTGGTCGAAGTTGTCCATCACCGCCTTATACATGCGCTCGCTGATCTCACGCATCAGCGGTTCGTGATGTGCCAGCCGTTCGGCCATGCGCGCCAGCGCCTGCTCCAGCTCAGGCGGGAAGGTGACTGTCAGGTCAGGCTCCATCAGTTTCTCCCTGCGCCGGTGATGACCGGCAGCTTCTGCAGTGCTTTTAGTGCCTGCGCCGTCAGCGGCGCGCTCTGCGTGATGGCTGGATTGTCGCCGCTGAGCATGACCCTCACCATACGCGGCAGATTACTCTGATGAATCACGTATATCAGCGTGCCGTCACCGTCCTGCAGCACCACGTCAGGGGCGGCAAGCAGCGCGGGCAGGCGCAGCCAGTCCGGCGTCAGGTCACCCGCCGCCTGCACCGTGTCCGCCGTCAGCGCAATCACCGCGCTGGCGGGGGGTGTCTTCAGCGCATCCAGCACGGCGGGCGTGAGCGCACCGGCGTAGCGCGCATCCCCGCTGAGCGAGGCATCCTGCGCCACGTTCTGCACCCACGACGACAGCGAACGGGTGAAGTCCGCCCGCACAACAGGTGAGCGCATCGCCTCGTCCACCGCGAGCGCTGCCAGGCGTGGCGGTGCAGTTGCGCCTTTGCGCAGCAGCTGCTGGCTGAGGTTCGCCAGGCTGTCGCGCCCGGGATTGAGATGAAAGCCCGTATCAGGCGTAAACAGGCGACCGGTCGCCGGGTCTTTCAGCGCGGTCACCGGGCGGGTGGTGTTGCCGTAAGGCTGCTCAATGGTGACCTGCAGATCGGCTGACGACTCCACGCCCACCGGATGCCGGTCAACCTCGGCCTGCGACAGCGCCACCACGCGGCAGCGGCAGTTATAGCCGTTCGGCGGAAAGAGGGTGTCCCATATCGGATCGTCCCAGCGAAAAATGCGCCCGTTGAGCGCCGCATGGGCCGGACGGGTGCGACGGTCCATGACGGCCACGTACTGCCAGTAAGGACGCGCTTTGACGTTGGCACGCATTTTCTCATAGCGGCCCGCCATGTAAGCGGACTGCATATTGGTGCGAAAAATGGTGTCTAGCCGGTACGGCATCAGCTTCCGGCCTTCCAGCACGCCGTCCGCGTCCGCCTTCAGGCCGCTGCCCATCCAGCCCCGACGGGTAAGCTGCGGGATAAGGTTATCTTTAAACCATGCGGCGGTCTGGCCGTCCTCCAGCGCCTTCGCCAGCGCGCCGTGCACGTCCGTCAGCACATCCTGTTTCAGCATGCCGCTCACCACAAACGAGGTGGCGTGCGCGCGATCCTGCATCTGGCGCGTATCAAAGGCGATTTTAATGCCTTTTGAACGGAAGTAGCGGATCGCCGCCTCCGGCTTCAGGGTCATGGCGAAGCCGAGATCAACCACGCACGCGCCCCCACAGGTCCGCCACGAACAGCGCGTTTTCAATCAGCTGGCGCATCGCTTCGCCGTCAAGCTGCGGATAGGCTGCATCAATGATGGCGGGCAGCGCCTCCGGGGACTGGCCCTCACTGAGCGCCGCGACCAGCGGGGCAAGCAGCGTTTTCATTGCCGCCTCAGCCCCGCCGGTCAGCGCCTGCGGCGCGCCGTCCAGGGCCTGCTGGGCGCTGTTATCCGACTGCACGGAGAGCGCCGCGTGCTGGGTAAAGGGCATCATGCCCCGCGCGTCATACAGCGCGCTGAGGGCGGCCGGAATATCTTTTTTATTACCGGGCGGCACCAGCAGCGCGTCGCCTGCGGCAGGAACGGGTATGCCGGTGCGCTCATGCGCCCAGGTCTGGCTGACGCTTATACCCGCACTGACCGATGCGCCGATAGCATCCGCCAGCGTCTTCAGGTCTTCCGGTTCGCTGGCATCAAACTCAAAGCGGCACAGGCGGCGCGGGTCAATATCGCAGTAGCCGTTCAGGGATAGCATCGGCCAGAGTAAATCGCGGGTGAGCGTGCCCGCCAGCTGACGGGCATCGCTGGCCAGCAGCTCGTGGCGCACCTCGTTATGCACCTCACCCAGCGCGCGGCTGCCATTGCTTTCAGTCTGCGAAGTCAGGGTGGCACCCAGAATGACCTTACTCTGCGTCCGTTCGCACCACTCAATCATGTAGCGAAACGGGTCGGCCTGACCCTCCGCGGCGTCCTCAAAGTTGATCTCCATGCCCTGAGGCATAATCCCAGCCGCCTCGCGGCCCAGCGTCATCACGGCGCGCATCAGCTCCATCTTCTCGTCGTCGGTGGTGCCGGAGGGGTACTTACCGACGCGCATCGGCAGGCCATACACCTCCAGAAACTCCGCCAGATCGCGCGCGGAGAGGTTTTTGAACAGGTACGTCCAGGCCAGCACCCGAAACAGGCCCGCCTCCGGGAAGCCGCCGCATTTTGCCTTATGGCGGTGGAGTATCCAGCCCGATGGCCACAGTTCCGCGCCATCGGTAGTGCCGTCAATCAGCCGGATATCGTCACCATTAAACAGCGGCGTCTGAAACCAGCGCTGCGGGCGCTTAAAGAACTGGCGCGGAAACCACAGCTTACCCTGTCTTGACCAGTCAATCTCGACCGGCGAGAAGCCGTGGCCCACGGCGTCGGTGAGGTCGAACAGCAGCGACTCGAAGTCCGGCATATCCTGAAACCACTCTGTGACCTGCGTGGCCAGATTCTGCTCGGCGGCGGTGGCGTTGCGCGGTGGCGTGATTTTCCACGGCAGCGTCAGGATGGCGCGGCGGCGCTTGCTCATCTCGGCAAACAGGTGGCCATCTCGCTCTTCCATGTCACAGAACAGATCGGCCTGCGCGGTCAGGTTGCCCTGTTCGGCCTCCTGAAAGATGCCATACAGACGGTTGATATTGATGCCGACGGAGGGATGCTCCGCCCACTGGCGCCGCAGCAGCAGGTTATCATCCGACTGCTGACGCTTCAGCGCCTGTGACTCAAACGGCACGCCGCGCGTGTCCACTATCACACCCATAATCACCATCCTCCCCGTGAATAATCGCGCTGCCAGTCGCGCATTGCCCGCCCGGTCAGGTCGCTGCTGGCGCTGTAAAACTCCATTTTGGGCGAGCTGGTGACCGCCAGCGTCCAGAGCATGTGCAGCGCATCGGGACCGTCATCGTGGTCGGCCTTTGGAAAGTGGCGCAGCTGCTCAATCAGCGTGGTCTGGTCGGCGTGCAGCCGGATACGCCCGTTAGCCATGTGCGGCTGCAGGGACTCGATGCGCAGCAGCTTGTCAGCGTGGGGCATAATGGCCCGCGCCGGGACGGGGATGCCCATCAGCTGGGCGCGCTTGATAAGTTCGGTGCGCAGAAACTCCTGAAACTGCACGGACTCCACGCCCCAGACCAGACAGTTAAAGGTCTTCTGCAATCCGATGACGTCGCTGATGATTTTGTCCGGCAGGCGCTTGCGGATATCTGCGACCACCACGTCGAGCACGCCGTTAAGCCGGTCATAGCCGCCCACCAGAATGGCAGACGGGTCGCGGCTGGCCCCGGCCTTGCCGAGGCTCGGGTCAACGGACCCGAAGTAGATCCATTCCCGCAGCCGGTGCACCCAGAATTTGATGATATCGTTGCCCTGTTCATCCTTCCCGGCAAAGAGCGCATCGTCACCGGCAACCGGATCGTTCTGATATTCAGAGTCAAACGTGCCGTGACCATCACGGGCGCGGATGGTCATCAGGGTGAGCAGCGGGCGCGCCGTCCATGACACAATCGCCCCGGCGTCCATCGCGGCACGCCGGGCCTCATAGAACGCAGTCGCCGCGTCTTCACCCTCGTTACGCAGCAGCGACTCCCACTCATCCCACAGTTTGCGGTCGTCCGGCCAGCGGCGCATCGCCTTAAAGCGCGCTGTGCGCCACAGCTTGTTGTTCAGGGTACGCGACAGCACCGAGTCATAGTGAAGAATGGTGCCGATGTAGACCACGTCGAGCTTGCCGCCCGCCTGACCGAGGGGCAGCACGGTTTTCTTCAGCCAGCCCTCCAGCTTGTCGCGCTGCTCCGGCTTGCGCACGTTCTCGTCGTTCTCGATATCGTCCAGCACCACCAGGTCGGGGCGATACGGTCCGTGGCGCAGGCCGCGCAGCTTCTTACCGCTGCCAGCCACCTGCACCTTGATGTCGTTGCGGGTCAGGATAGTGCCCATCTGCCAGACGCGGCCCTGACCGCAGACATCAGGGTAATCTGTCTGCAGGCGCGGGTTGTAGACCAGCTCGGCCTTGATGGCTTCCAGCATCGGATACGCCTGGTCGATGGAGTCCATGACGATCACCGGATAGTGTTTGATATTGCGAATGATGCACCACAGAACAAACAGCTGGCTGACCAGCGTGGACTTGGCCTCACCGCGCGGCGCAGCGATGGCGTCATTGCAACCCTTCGTGCCGGCCACAATCTGCGGCAGACGCTGAAACAGGTAGACGTGCAGCTCGCTGGGGTCAGCGTGGCGCACATAGTGTGGAAAGTAGGTCTGCACAAAATAACGGTAACCGGTCACCGGGCAGCTCACGGCAGCTCGCCGCTCAGTTACGGCAGAGGCATCGGTGCAAAAGCCGGTACACTCCGCCTCAATCGTGCGGCGGAGTCCCTCCGCCAGCTCATTCATAGCAAGCCGAAGTTTACTTAGCGAGGTCAGGGACATTCTTTAACCATCTTGATTGAAAATCCTGTAAATTACCCCTGCACTTTACAGGGAGTTTAAAATGGGACCTAAATCCGTTAATGCAAATCTCGACAGCATGATGTTACGCGCCGAAGAGGCGCTGTCAGCGGTCATCAGGACCACATCAGCTAATATCAATCGTTACCCGTACCTTGAAGACTGGATCGAGGTTCACCATCAATGCACTGACCTGATGGCCCGACTCAGACATATTCACAAGGCTTTTGCGGACTACCGCTTCACGCAATACCAGTCACGCTCGCTGAAAACAGACCCTTATGATTCCGCGCTTCAGGATAAATTTCGTGCCGTTACTCTGCTGTCCGGTAAAGTTGTTTTCAGAGAAAACGAAGGCTATAACCGCAATGACAGCACGCTGTGGTATTGCCCCCGCTGTATGAAAATCGGGCTTGCCAGCCACCTCAGACCGTACGCCTCTCACTATTCCTGCGCCTGTTGCGGCTTCAGAGTTGAGGTATGGGATCAGGAGACTAAGCGCCGGTAAGACCCGTTTTGTGACTGAAAGGCCTGTTAGCGACCCTGCATCTTTTCAAGCTCCGGCGTGAATGCGTCGATAATTTCCACAAAGGCTGGCAGATGAGTCGGATAGCGGGTCTGAATAAACTGCGACAGTGCAGTCATTATGCTGATGGCCGTGGCCACCCGGTCGGTTTCGGGCAGCAGCTTTTTGCTGGCTGAAATTGCCTTGGTGTACGCATCGGACAGGGATGACAGCAGCTGTACCCGCTCCCTGGCCGGAAGGTCATCTGCTGAACTGACCTTTTCCAGTGCGGACTGGAACTGCCCCATCAGACCATTAAGAATGGCGCGCGCAATATCTTCAGGTGCACCGCTGGCCAGCTGGTTAGCCGTTCGTAACGTATCCCAGCTGTCGCCCTCATCCGCTGAGACCTTTTTCCAGCGCATGGCTGTTGAAAAACTCACGCCCTGCTGAGCAGCCAGCAGCTCCAGCGAATGATTGCTGAAGATATATGCCCTTCGCAGGGCTTCACGGGTTTCACGTGGATGCGCCATTCACACCCCCGCCGAAGCGCGCAGCAGAGCCAGTCCGGCAGACACAACCGCACCGGAAATAGCCCCGCTTACCACGCCTGACGCCTTGCCATGCCTGATGCCGCGGCCTTCAAGGGTGATGATACGGGCATTGATTTCGTCAAGTGTTAACTGAATGTCCTGCAGCGTTGACAGCACGTCTTGCAGTGCGGCCTCATCCCGCCGCTCAGGTGTAAGATTCATCCGTGGCCACCTGTCCCGCTGATGAGCCTGTCGATACGCTCCGTCGTGCGCTCCATGGACTGCTTGATGTCGCTCAGCATGGACATAATCTGCTCCTGATCCCTGACCGCGTCCGCTTTCAGTTGAAACGTCTCGCGCATGCGGGCCTGCTCTTCGCGAAGCTGGTTGATGGCGGAATTCAGCCCGCGCAGCCAGATGCTCAGACCGCTGGCGACCAGCGCGAAAAACAGCGCCTGCAGTCCTTCACCAAATTCCAGTGACATTATTGCTCTCCTTTTGCGGGCCAGAAAAACGCCTCCAGCGCCTTTAACTTTGCAGCATTTGACTGACACCATGCACCATAATCCGCCGCGTGGCCCAGCAGCGCGGCGGGGGGCAGTCCTGTGGCTTTACCGGCATACGCTGAGGGCGCAGGGGGCATCACGCCGGGTTCAACCATCTCCCGCGGCGGCGTCACGCCGGGCTCAATGACCGGTGCCGGTGTGACCGTGACCGTAGCCGAGGGCTTCGGCGTAGAGCTGCATGCTGCGAGGACCCAGGCCGTTATAACCACACCCGCCCATCGTTTTATTGTCATCACTCACCGCCTGTCTGATTTGCGTGGCCAGCAGCAGCTTCACCTGCGCCAGTTCGCCGGTTCTGTCTGCCAGACTGGCCGCCAGCGTATCTGCGCGCGACCGCTGGGCCCGTTCATTTCCACGCGCCTTGAGCAGCGCTGCCGTGGTGGCTTCGCTCTCACGCTGGCGCTCATCGGCCCGCGATTTTTTCTCGCGGGCCAGCGCCGCATCACCGGCGCTTTTTGCCGCCCCAAACCCGGACGCATACCCGCAGTGATGGAACCACCATCCGGCACCGCCCAGCAGGGCACACAGCAAAATGCCCGGTAAAATTCGTTTTAAAGCCCATTTAATCAGTGCCGTGGACATCGGGTTTTCCTTCATGCAGGGGGCCACCAGGCGGCGGTTTGTCCGTTCTGCCCTCGTGGAACTTCTGAACACCGGCGTGCGCCACCCAGGCCCCGACGTATACCGCCAGCGCATCGACCGGCGCGTGGTCCCAGTAAGCACACATCAGCACCACTGCAGAACTCACGATGAGTGCAAACAGCGTCGTGGTATCGGTCGTTGACAGCTGACCCTGGCGGTCAGAGACCAGCTCCGGCAGTCGCTTAAGAAAGCCCATCAGCATTACCCCGCGCCACATCAGTTTTCAGGCCTGCGGGGCAGCCGACAGAGCAGCGTTCCCAGCGCAGCACCTGCTACATAAACAAACAGCGCAAGCACAACTGACCCCGCCCAGCTGATACCGCGTATCCAGTGGAAAAACAGCATTTCCCCGGTACAGATTATGCCGGTTGCCACGATTTCAGGGGCGTAGCGGCGCCAGCAGGGGGTAAAAACCTTCTTCATGCCGGATATGCCGCGAAAGGCAGCTGAAAATGCGCGCCGTCTTTAAGGGTGGTCCAGTTACCGCCCCATTCAACGGGGATGGAAAGGTCTGCAGACGCCTGCTTAAACGCGGCGTCAATCTGCTCGTATAGCGCCCACTCCCACGACACCTGACCGCCCACATAAGCCACCACGTCCACAGCATGCCCGGTCAGGTGGCGGCTGTTCAGCGTCTGACTGTGCCCACCGGCCACCATCTCTTTCTGGCGTTCGGCGCTGCGCAGGCCTTCGGTGATACCAAAATCCACCGCTGACACCTCCAGCGCACTGCGGGTCAGTTTTACCAGGTCAGGATGAACGCCCTGCAGGTTGTTCTCGCTACGCTGGCTGAATCTGAAAGAAGACATAAAAAAACCCTCACGATGTTGTGAGGGTTATTGTGATCGCATTGCGACAGGGGATGGAGTGACAGGGGTGAGACGGGAACGGTTCAGAATAACTGCCCCTGCGTCTGCACGGTGGGCTTACGACGCCGGTTAATCAGCTCCCATGCCCAGGTGTTTCCGAAACCGTATCTGGGTGCCACGTGTGTCAGCGCCATGCGAAGGGATTCGCCGCTGCTGACCCGGTCGTCCATGTCAGCATAAAAACACCGGTTGCGCCACTCGCGCAGTGCAGCGGCACAACGGGGGATCACCAGCGTGTTTTCACCGCCGAAGTGCTTCACCAGCCTCCGTACGGCATCTTCGCCAATGACCTCACGCAGCAGCGCGAGGCGATGCTCACCGTCACGGCGCACGCCCTTACCAATCGGAAAGCGCGCGCCACCAAACCGCTCAATGAGCTTTTGCGTGGCATCAAACCCAATCACATCCACAATCTGACGAACGGTATCGGGCAGCAGGTCTTCGAGGTCTTTGAGATGAAACTCGCGCATTACAGCCTCCCGTGACGTTTAGTGTCAACTATCAGCATCTGCATGATCTTGCGCACCTGGTCGTCGTTCAGCCATTCGACCGGCTTTTTCTCACCCAGCATTCGCTCCGTCACGCCGTCCAGATATCCCCACGGACGACCCGCTTCGGCCAGTAGAGCCTCAATCTTCGACAACATGCCCTTACGGCCCAGGGCCACGCGCGGACGGCGACCGTATGACGCAGAAGGTGTGAAACCCACGGTGCGCATGTAGGTGACCACTTTCTCCAGCTCCACCTCGTTGCACTCGCTGGCCGAACGGTGCTCCGTCAGGCGCGCCAGTACGTTGCGGTAAGTATCATCATCCCATCCAAGGCGTGACTTGCCGGTGTGGACGGTGCGGATAAGGTTAGATTTCATGGTCACCACTCATTATTTAGTTCTGAACCAGTTAACCAATGTGACAGTCAGGACAATCAGCATAAGTGCTATCAATAAATAACCTAAAGCTAAATCTCCACGCCTGAACATCATGGCTGCGCTAAATCCACCTAAAGCATATTGAAGGAGTTGAGAAAAAATCCTGAGGTCACTGTTCCGGCGTTTCATGCTTACCACCATAAACGAGAAAAGCCCCTCAGTGAGGGGCTTTTAAGGGCTGATTGAAATTGTCACTACCTGTACTGCAGGCGGACATTGGATCACAGCCAGGCGGGGATTGTCAATTCATAAGTCCGGGTAAATCCACCGGCAGATGTACCAGCCTATACTCAGAGTGAAAACGACAAACGCCAGAATGATGAGCATATCTTTAATCATAAGGCTAAGCATTAAACCTGCTCCTTCTCTTTCCACTGCAGCCTCCAGAAGAGCGGATTGTTCATCCATTAATCTGAGGCGATGACGGCGAATATACTTGCGCAGTACCCACGCCACCCATAACACGGCCATCATAAAGGCCCAGACGATAATAAAGAGTTTAATAAACCCTCCCGGAAAATGTTCTCAGCACGCACTTATTTTTAATCTCTGGAAAGCGCGCGGCACCAAATCGCTCAATGAGCTTTTGCGTGGCATCAAACCCAATCACATCCACAATCTGACGAACGGTATCGGGCAGCAGGTCTTCGATGTCTTTGAGATGAAACTCGCGCATTACAGCCTCCCGTGACGTTTAGCGTCAACTATCAGCATCTGCATGATCTTGCGCACCTGGTCGTCGTTCAGCCATTCAAACGGCTTCTTCTCACCCAGCATTCGCTCCGTCACGCCGTCCAGATATCCCCACGGACGACCCGCTTCGGCCAGCAGAGCCTCAATCTTCGACAACATGCCCTTACGGCCCAGGGCCACGCGCGGACGGCGACCATATGACGCAGAAGGTGTGAAACCCACGGTGCGCATATAGGTGACCACTTTCTCAAGCTCCACTTCGCTGCACTCGCTGGCCGAACGGTGCCCCGTCAGGCGCGCCAGTGCGTCGCGGTAGGTGTCCTCATCCCATCCAAGGCGAGACTTACCGGTGTGCACAATACGAATCAGGTTTGATTTCATGGCGACTACCCATTATTTAGATCTGAAAAATTTGACCAGTTTGAAGGTGAGGTCAACAAGCATAAGGACGATCAACAGCCAGCCCAGCCTGCACTCCCCGTGCTTAAGCAACAGGGTCGCAGTTAACCCTCCCAACACATACTGAAGGAGTGTAGATAAAAACCCGAAACAATTGATTCGGTTCATAATTTACCACCGTAAACGAGAAAAGCCCCTCAATGAGGGGCTTTTCAGGGCTGATTTAATTGTGATTACCAATGATGCAGAAGGGCATTGGATCACAGCCGGAGAGGATTGTCAAATCAGACTCCGGGACATAATGCCCCAGAAAATTCCAGCCGAGTGTTAACGTAATAATCACGAATAGCAGAATAATTAGCATGTCCTTAAGAATATTTCTCATCAAAGATGACGCCCTCTAATCCTGACGACACCTGAGTACGTTATTGCATTCCATATCAGCGACGATGACGGCGGATATACTCACGAAATTTCCACGTAATCCACAACAGGGCCATCGTGAAAGCCCACACAATCAGCAAATATTTCAGGTGTCACCTCCCTTAAATGTTTTCGCGAGACTGCCTGTCACGCGACAGAACCTGATGATGGCCTGAAAAACCACAACGATTATCAAACGACGGCAGAAAACATGGGCTTTTTTATTGATCGAGAGCATTGAATCTACGAAAAGGAATTTGAGAAATAAATATCGACATTATTGCCCGGGAAATGCAAATCTGTGCTTTCTTTAGTACTAGCGAATTTTAAACAAAATGACAGCGCTGGTTTGGAGTTGGGGGGGGGAGATTGTGCGAATCGATTTCGAAGAACTGAAAAGGATCCTGACCATTTTTCTCGACTCAAAGGATTCATTCATCACCTTAGGAGACCTGGGCTTTGCGACCGCCACAGGTGAAGACGAGCAACGGCTCATTTTTCATACGCTACTGCTCGTGGAAAACGGACTTATCAGCAACTGGAGGTTACTGACGCGGGATCCCTGCAGCATTGGATTTGTCTACCGTGGGATGAATATTGAATGGCGGAAGGTTCCTATCAGACTGACTCAGGATGGGCATGATTTCGCGATGGCACTTAATCGAAACGCGGTAATGGAACGCATTAAACGTGAACTTGCTGACGCCCCGTTTGATCTTGTTAAGGACGTCAGCAAACAATGGCTAACGAAATTAATCCGCGACAAGATTGGCATTCAGTAAGGCATCTGACAGACACCCACTCAGTGACAATATATCCAGCTGCTCCAGCGACGCAATCGCAACCTCCTGATTGTTCCCGTCAGCCAGTGTGCGCAGGCGACGGGTCAGCCATCCAGCTCCAGGAGACTGAGCCATTTCAAGCCGATGGTCATCAGCTAACACCTTGCGGTTAATCGCCCCCCTGTATCGTTCAGATGTTTTGTCAGCGAGACTACCCGCTCTGATGGATAACCACTTAACAGCAAATCAATTTCAATTAATTCACGCTCAGTAATGTCGACGTAAGATAGGTTTTTCATTGAAAATTACTCCTCTTTTTATGGCGTTCTGCAGCCTGTTTCATTGCAGCCTGCAGGGATTTCTTATAAACACGGTAATTATGGCTATCCCAGCACAGCCATCGAGATACAACAGGCAGATCGCGACGTTCTTCGACCGTACTGCCATCGTTAAGATGATAAATCCTCCGTGCACCGGCATCGTAGTGCTCACAGCTCGTCACGCACAGGTACATCGCCACCCTCCGGGAATATTTCCAGCGGCACCGACAGGGTCAGCCCCTCGATTTTGCGGAATTGATTCACCACCGTTCTGGCTGAGGGAAAAAAGGTCTCCGTTACTTCGTGATCTTTTTCGAGGTAATGACGATTTTCCCTGCGCCTGAGCCACGCTTTACCGCCTCGTTCTTTCGCAATGCTCCGGGCAATTTTTGCCGTCGTATTCACCTGTTTTTTACGCAGGAATATCGCCGAGAGTGGCTGATATCTCTCATGACCCTCTTTGTAAAAGCCAACCAGAGGCTCCCCGTTGTTGACCACGATATAAGCGAGGTGTGTTTCATCAGTCTGGATTTTGGCAACCTCGACCTTGTTACCCTGATATTCAAAGGCAACGCGCGCACCTGATTTGATGGTGCTTTCAATGCCCGACCACTGCTGTTTAGTGATCACAGCTATCACCATCATCTTCTTCGGCGAATGAAAATGGTAATTTTCCCAGTACGCTTAACGCCAGAATGATGCCAATGCGCACACCTCTGGCTTTTTCGCTGCCAGCCTCAATGGAAGGCATTCCATTACCCAGCGATATAGATGCCTCGGGCTTATCCACAATAAGCTGAAGGTCAGCAACGTTTCGCTCATGCCATGACGTTAAATCCTGTATAAACTCAGCGAACTCAAAGTTATTAATTTTCATACCTTTTCCTTAATTAAGGCGTGAGCAGCCCCCTGACGGTTCACGCCATATTTAAATGATGATTAATGTCGGTTTAAATCAGTCGGCTTTTATCCCAGCAGGTGTTAATGAAGTGACGTTCGCGTAATAAGGCTGAACATTAATTTCCACGACCGTCGAACTCATCAGGTCACGCGCAACATCCAACGTACGCACCGGAACACCACCCCGCAGGGCAGAGCAGGACTGATAGATAAAATGGCTCCCCACCGGATAACGCTGGTTAAACTGCTTTGCGTTCACTGATATCAGTCCTCCGCAGGCCGCTGACATACGCGCAGCGGTCATAACGCGCTTCCGCCCAGTGACGATTATCAGCCCCGCACGGTGACGCATAGGCCTTTTCCCAGAGTTCTGCCGCCTGCTTAAACAACCCCTCACGTTCAAGACGGCTGGCACCGATGGCATAACGGGCAAACTGATTCATATGATTAGCTTTAGCTGGATCCCACATGTCACACCCCGGCAATATCAAGCGCCACCGGCGCATACTGGTCTGAATCCACAACACGCTCGTATACGCGGATGTAAGAACGACTGCCCACCACCTGAACCGCTTCCCCGATGGCTTCCATCGCCTTACGCCAGCGGGGATCGTCAATATCGTAACGACGCAGACCCAGCACCGCGCCCGTATTGATATCTCCCTCTTTATCGGTGGAGAACGCGCGACTGATAATGGTGTGGATCTCCGGGCGAGCCCCCTCGGTCCAGTCCGCCAGACACTCGTCAATCAGCGCCTTGGCCGCCTGCAGTCGCTCATCAAACGCGATGCGGTCCTGCATAGCACGCTGGATCTTGTATTGCCCATCGTGCGAATAAAGCGTCACATTGCCTTTTTTACCGCCCACACTCACGCCATATTCATTAGATGAAAGGTCAACAAAGGCCGCGATATCCGCAAACCCGCTCAGCTTAAACTCACTGAGCGCTGCATTCACCGCCTGCGCCCGCTCCACGATTTCGCCAACCAGCTGATCGCGCACTTTGTCCACTGGCTTAATCAGGTGCTCAGGCGTCAGCACGCCTTTGGCATCAATCCAGTAACCCGCAGGGGCAGCAGCTTTGGTAAATTGCTTAATTTCTTCTGACATAATGACTTTCTCCGTTAATTAATTTCGCTTTCATAAACAACTGTTCAAACTGCGCAGCCAGATTCACCGCATAATTCACGGTACTGGTGGCAATATTCATTTCAGACACGGTGTGATTATCAGGACAGACTTTAATTTCAGGGCTAATCACTAATCCCAGTTCATTTAATTCAACGTCAATGCAGATTCGGATACTCATGTACCGCCTCCCGCTCCCGGCTTGCCCTGCAGTCCGGACAACTACACTTTGCAGCACGGCTGTCAAAGTCGCTGACAATAGCTCTGATTGCAGCAACCAATGCCACCAGGTGCGCCTCCTCGCGAGGCGTGCGGTCTCCCGAGCCTTTGATGTCAAATTCCATACGCGCGCTATGCTCGGTGATAATCACTTCAAGTTTTGCCGCCATAATTAACTCCAGATTACCGTGCAGCCTTCAATAACCGAGGTGCGCAACTGCTGACGCACTCCGCCCATAACTTCTATTACCTCGCGCACTGGCCATATGTCGCCTCCACGCGGCGCTATGGCATACACAACGGGCACAGTACGATTACGCGCATATCCTGTGACCCGGCCACCGTGAGTATTAATCTGCACTTTTGCGCGTGAACGCTTGCAGGCAACCTCTGCTGAATCTCTCATACATGCTCACCTTATTGGTTAACTTAATAATTAATGGATCAACATTCCGGCATAACGCTCGATCAATCCCACACTGATGCCCTGATTATTTATTCCACTTGAGCGCACCACGCCTCGTGCCAGCTTAAACATCCGTCGATAGTTCCCCTTTGAGTGCTTCAGAAAGGCCGCAGTTATTTCTTCAGGCACGCTTTCACAATCGGGCAGCAGGCTGATTAAAATCATTTTAAAATCGCTGTGCGACTGATCGTCTTTATAAGTCGCAAGGTCCATTGCCATGCCCACGCGGCTGTAAAGCTGAGCATATTCACCTCTGGAACCCTTGAGGTTAATGAGCAGGCGTGGCATGCCCGCCAGAACGATTGATACTCCAGAACGGTCATGAATGCGACGCAGAACCTCTAATGCGCGGTAGGGCAGCAGCTCAGCCTCATCAACCAGCACTACCCAGCCCGTACCGGTCAGGGCCTGGATACATTCCTCGCTCAGCTCATGAATATTCCCTGTCTTTTTAACCCCTAGCCGGGCGGCCAGTTCTTGCAGCAGCACCTTAGCGGTGTATCCCGGATCGGCCTCAATCAGAATTACGCCTTTATTCTGCGCGACGTACTCACGTAATATCATGCTCTTACCCATGCCTGCCGGGCCGTATATCACACCGATATCACCATCCGCATGAGTATTGCTGATGAGTGCCAGCGCCAGCGTCGCCAGCTGCGTGGGAACAAATCGCTCTTTCACCACGCTGTGCTTAGCCCGATCCTCTTCGCGGCGGAAAAAATCGGTCAGCGCCGCTTCAACATTACCGATATTTCCGTTGTAATTACCTTTTAGATATTGCGAAATAACCGCTGTGCTCAGGCCTGTTTTGGTGGCCACTTTTTTTTGGGTGTAGCCTGACCCCTCCAGCATCTGGATTAATTTATTTCTGATATCCATTTAAATAACCTTAGCGGTGATTACCGGCTTTCTTTAAATCCTGCTGATATTCGGATTCGAATAAATAAATTTTCTCAGGCTCTTTATTAATAACGCGTGCGCTAAAGAGGCTGTAGTCCAGATCTGGCCTAGGCTCAACAGGCGGCAGCAGGTGTTCTTTCTTACGCTGAATCTGGCCCTCAAGGTTCTGCACACTGCGTTTAATACTTTTCGCTTTTGCCTGTTCAATGTAGGACTGACCGAATGCTGCAACCCGGTTACCGTTCCAGATCGCATCACATATCCAGGAACCATCCATACGCTGCACAATCACGCTGTCAGGATTGTGTATATCAAAACAAACTCTAACCTTTTCACCTTCGACGCTGGCAAGCGCCTGGCTGAAATAGCGGTTATTAAACAGCTGGATCTCACCACGAATTGCAATACGCTCGACTTCAGGCCTGAACATCTCATGCAGCTCACTGCTTGTGAGGTAGCTGATTTGTTCCCTTTCCGCTTCAATTACGTGTGACCGGTAAGCAAGTGGTGACCAGTGCTGGCCGTTCTCACGCACCGGAAGCTCGTCGTGAGGGCGATGGTTGTACCGCTCTATCTGCTTCTCAATCTCCGCTATTAACTGTTCCCATGATGGAATCTTGCGCATGGCGGCTCTCTGCGTACTGTTAAGCTCCTTGCCTTTCTCAATGGCATTGACTGCTGAACCTATCTGCTTGCGGTATTTGCGCAGCGTCTCTTTATCACCTGACTTACCCACATAAGAGCCAAATGCTTTAGCAACCCGCATCGGGATCTCACGGTTTATACGTTCAATAATACCGCGCCCCTGTGGATTACCCGGACGCCCGGTCGGGTGCTCAATTCCCAGTCGGGAAAAAATACCGGTTATGTCAGCGTCAAATATACGGTTGGTTTCACCGCCGCCGTTATCGGAATAATAAATCAGTGGCAATCCGTAATTAGAGATGGCATGGCGAAGCGCGTCGCCAACCGCAATCTGGCTTTCAGACATTGCCAGACTCCACCCCATAATTACGCGTGAACGGCCATCAATAATCAGCGTGATTTCAGGTCGGAACGGTTTACCCGTATCAGGGTGCAGCACCTCAAGCTTCATGCCGTGGCCATCCCCGATCCAGACCCCGTTAACCGGTATCACAGACCAGTCACGGCGCACGAACGGCATCAGCGACTGCCAGGCTGAACCCGTCACGCGACCGCGCATGCGCTCCGCCTTGGGGATTTTATTAAGCGCATAGCGAACTGTGTCAATCAGCGGCAGCTGGGCCAACATCAGCGCATTACCGGCATACTCATCACGCCAGTCATCAGCAAAGGCTTCATACGCCATTGTCACGCTTGGCTGATTGGGATTACGCCAGTACTGCAGAAAGTGGCCCATCCACGAATACTGCTCAACCTTTTTAGGCCGCACCTGACCCGGTGCCATAATGGCCAGCTTCTCGCCTGACGTTTTAGCCAGATCGTAATCAGTAAACCAGTGCTGCAAACTACTGACCCCCACACCCGTGCGTGTTGAACCCTTGCGCGCATTGGCCACATCTGCCGCTTTTTGTACGAATTCAGGCAACGTACCAGCCTTAGACTCAACCGAAATGTGCGTTACCGCCTGTTTACGATTCATATTGAGACCACCATCTTTTGACTCCTGCATCAGTCGAAGTACCTCACGAACCAAGGTCATGCGTGCATCGGCAATTTTCTTCTGATCGCTTGTCAGCTCACGCAGCTTGTTAGCCAGAAGTGCAGGACAACTGCGATAAAGAGTCAGCAATTCTTTGGTCTGAGGAGAACCTGCATCAGCCTTCACAACATTACCGCGCACAGTAGCCAATTCAGCACCAGCAGACTCAGCCATCAACTGCCGCGCCATGCGAGCCTGCACAGCTTCCCGTACAGCATCGGGGAGACAATCAATGTGATACTCAAAGGCTTTTGTGCCTTCACGGCGGCGTACAAGCTCTGAGGAACTTCCAGCACACTTGTTCAGTGTGAGTCTCAGCCCCTGAGCAGTGCTGGGAAGGCCAGGCAGGCCCATCAACTCATTCACCGTGACAAACATATCAGGACACCTTACGCACATAACTCTCTGTCTTATAACGGCTGGGCCAGATGATTTCCGGCGAAATCCCCAGCGCTTCCGCAACAATCCGCTGCTGAGGCTTAGAGGGGGTGCGCAAAACCGACTTTAAGGCACCCTCTGCATAACCATTTCTGCGGCCAAGCTCCGCAAGCGACAGACCGCGCTTGTGTAAGTTGGCTTTAATGTCTTCAGGATGCCAATCCGCAACCAGATCTTCTTTTTGATTCATCAT